CATCTTCCATTTTCATCAGACTGAATACCAGTTCCGTAAACAGTTCATTCTGACTTTTTAACTGTCTGCCAGATTTCTTTACCGATATTCCAAGCTGTCTAAAGGTTTCAGCGCTATCTTTTCCTCCTTCCGAGGCATCTTTTGCTTTTTCTGCCAGAGCCGCAAGATCTCCAGAAGCACTTTCCGCATCGTACCCTACAGATTTAAGAATATAATCCCATACCTGATATTGATCTGTAGTCATTCCCATGGTCTGAGATACATTAACTACTTCTTTTGCATGCTCAGCAGTCTTCATAGTAAGCCCCGACAGCGTTGTGGTTAAAGTACCGACCGTAAAAACCGCTGCTGCAACATTCTTATCAAGGCCATCAAAATGGGATGCCAGTTTTTCAACCACCGGGCTTGCGCTTACACCCATAAAATCTGCAACATCCCTGATTGTATCTCCAAAGCTACGCTGGCCATCCTCAGCATCTTCAGTTTCTTCCGTAAAATCTTCAATCTGATCTGTAACTGATTTATACTCATTTTCAAGCTTCTGCAGGGTTGTCCGGCTGTTAAGCAATGCCTTATCAAGAGCATCCGTCTGCTTCTCATTCTTTTTTCCGGCCGACATAGCTTTATCATATGCAGCCGCCTGCTGCTCAACAATTTTCCGCTGCAGTTCAATTTTCTGCGCGAGACCTTCCTGCTTGATTTTCAGCTGATCACTTGCATCCCCATACGCTTTCGCCTGCTCCTGAGCCAGCTTCATTTCCGCGTCAAGCAGTCCCATTTTCCTGTTACATTCTGTGATTCCACCAGAGAATTCGCTGTAATCCAGTCCCAGTACTATAGTCCGCTTATAGTTAGCACCCATCAACAAATCCCTCCACTTCTCTCATTGAATGTATCTCTATCACTTCTGAAACGACTTCACAGAAATATTTTGACTGATACTCTTCATGGTTCATTTCAGCTTTTTTCATAGCAACATAATCATTATGTATATCCAGCATTTTTAATACTTTTTTTAATGGGCTTTCCATAAAGTCCTGCTCAGACATGCCCATCTGGCACACATATATGTAAAACAAGAGATCAAAATCTACCTCAAGTTTCTTTACATTGATGTACCATTTACTTTCACCAACATCTGAGCCACCGCTTTTTTTAACTGTTCTTCATTCTGTGCTACATCCAATCCATTGACAGACTGCGAATACTCATCCACAACAGCACTGATATCTGAAGGACGCATATTCATTACCATTGCCACCGCTTCATCCATGGTAAACTCTTTAACGTTAACTTTGATTCCAGAATAAAGCGCAATAGCGGCAAAATGTTGAAATGAAATATTGTCCATTCCAACCTTCTGCAATTCCTCCTGCATATACATCACAGACTCCATATTAAATTTTGCAACAAACTCTCTACAATATCACTGTCGTATGCATCTCCGCTCCAGGCACAAAAACTGTTCCCATTATCAGAAACCATCTTAAATGCCGAACCGGTTGTTATATTTAATAGCCTTTTTGCAATAAAATCTCTTACACCCAATTCTTTCACCTCCATCATATGAGACTTTGCAGCTCATCCATCTTATCCCGAAGAATCTTATATCCATCAATGAGAGCAAGTGTCCCATCAATCCGATCTCTGGAGTCCAATCCTTTAATTGGCTGTATATTACCATTAACATCCGTCTTGACGTAGGTATTAAAAAAGCACCATTTATCAATCGGATGATTGTTATACACGATCAATTTTGCCTGCAGATCTGCTTTCAGATCTTTCATCGGCGTGCTCATGGTAAGTACACCCTGCCGCACCGGTATCATAGACTTCTCACCAAATTCCGACTGAAATTCTCTCAGAAGAGAATCATCTATATGCCATGGATCATATCCGATATACAAGATGTAGATATCCTCTGTATCTCGTAATTCACAGAACCAATCAAGCATTACTTTTTTATCCACCTTATTGCCTTCAACTGTCCTCAGTAATCCCTGATCCTTCCAGAGCTGGTACGGTACATTATCACGGCCCTTTCTGTCTCCAGACATTTCCTGCCGATCCAGAACCGCCTGCGGTATCCAATACATCTGTCGCACGTAAATATGTGGATCATCTCTTTTCATACACAATGCCTTTGCCGCATTCAGATCTACAGAATCAGCGGCATCCATCCCACCAATTCCGTACCGGAACGATTCATTAAACGTTTCCGTGTTATCAAAATCCTCATACCTCAGCCATGCAGCTTCGGATGTCTGCTTCAGATTAAAATCCTTCACGATAACCGTGGGCTTAAACGATTCATCGTCCTTCGCCTTTTGTACCATTTGGCGAAGATAGTCCATCTTTTTTATGGTTCCAATCCCCGGATTGGCCTTAATCCAACAGGACTCATCGTCCCATTCCTTAATATCATCCAGTTCATAAATAAATGGCAAAAATCGGGGATTATAGGCTCTTCCTGTCAGTATCTTTTCTGCATAATCATACTGACTATCAAATATTCCATTTCTAACAAAACCATTTGTTGTGATACAAAAAAGGAGCGGCTGTTCTCGCGCTCCCATCGACTGTTTAATCAAATCATAAACATCTCTATTCTTAATTGCGGCAAGCTCATCAATAACTCCACAATGCGTATCTAATCCATCGAGACTGTTCGTATTGCTTGCCAGTGCCCGGATAAATCCCATATTATAGGCAAAATACATATCCGTCGTTCTCTTCCGGATATGCTTTTTCAACATCGGTGACTGCATGCGCATCTTATTGGCAGCATTAAAGCCAAGCATTGCCTGATCGCGCATTGTAGCCACATTATACACCTGCGGCGATCCCTCATCGTCATTTACCAGCATGTCCAGCTCCACAGCAGATGTTTCTGTAGTTTTGCCATTTTTTCTGCCCTCGACAATAAACACCTCGTTGTATTGACGGAGATTATTGTCATCAACAAATCCAAAGATTGCCTGGAATCGTGCCTTCTGAAATAGTTCCAGCTTTAATGGTGTCCCAATCTTTCCGGTTGGCTGCTTGCAGAATTTTTCTATGAATTCGATATGACGGTTAGCAATATCAATGTCAAAGTGATACTCTTTTGGGTTAACATATTGCTCCATCAGCATATCAGACACCAGTCGCATTTTATTACAAGCCTTTATTCTTCCATCTGCAATACCCGTAAAGTATTTTTCAAATTCCGTCACTCACGACCACCACACAAAAAATCCATCAGATCATCCCTTTCCTTCTTCTCGCTTGGCAGGAGATCAGTAATCTGTTTGATGATCTTCTGATAGGATGTATTCATCGTATTATATAATTCAGCTGCTGGCCGCTTCCTTTCATATGGCTCTTGTTTTTCTCCTTGCCTAAACGATTCCGTCAGTCCATTTTCATTCAAATCCTCCTCCAGATCTTCCAGGCTAATCCGCATAAAAGCAGCTCGTATGATCAGACCTTCCACAGCTTTCTTTCTATTTTCCTCTACATCTGCAAATAATTTTTTTAATCTGCTCTGCTCTCTCTTTATCCTCTTTTCTCGCTCCAAATTCCATCATCTCCTTTCATGGGGAGGGGGTACTGTAAATCTCTGCTCACTAAAATTTATGTGGGGGACTCGGTGAAATCCTATAAACCCTGGGAAAATTTTGAGGGGGGAGTAGGGAAAGGACATCCATCGGAATCAAAACCGAACCTTCGTTTGGCACTCGTCTCACAACCGATGAAGTGCCCATCTTCCCTGTCATGGCATGGCTTGCAAACATACTCCACCAGATCTGGGTTCAGACTGATACTATCATCGCCGATGTTATCAGGTGTCAACAGGATCTTATGATGAACGATATAGCCAGGTCGTTCATGACAGATCTCGCACATCCCACCATCAATCATACGTCTTTGATTGATATATACCTTCCGGAACTTTCTCCATACCATTCCCTCGTAAAAAGCTTTTGCAAATTCTTTTGCCATTTTTATCACTCACATTCCAAGCACTTTACTGAACCCTCTATCCAAGACTACAGAATTTACACCCGTCTTTTCTGTTAATTCTTTTTCCAGTTCTTCACGAGTTTCTCTTCTCATCATAACTTCCGTCATTTTATGCTCGAGGCAAAAATTTTTCAATCTCAAACTATGAATATACTCATCAGATAAACATTTTGCTATTCTTATCATATCGCACTCTCCAATCCGACGTTTTTCTACATTATACCACACACCGAACTGGAAATAAATGCCAGAACACAAAAAGACACCCTCTATCAAGGATGTCTCAT